TTCAGACCCCTGCAAGCGGCAGCGGCAAGGTCGTGCAAACCGGCTACGAATCCAACATCAACGGATCTTCCATGTCGATTCAGAAGATCGAGATCCAGGCTAAAGAGGGCAAGGTATCATGAGCAATTACACCCAGAGCACGAACTTTGCGACCAAGGACAACCTGTCCTCTGGCGATCCGCTCAAGATCGTTAAAGGCACGGAGATCAATACCGAGTTTGCCAACATCGCTATCGCTGTAGCGACCAAGGCCGATTTGGCATCGCCGACCTTCACCGGCACGCCTTCCCTGCCTACTGGCACAACCGGCGTAACCCAATCGACCAGCGATGACAGCACCAAACTGGCCACCACTGCATTCGTTCAGGATGTGGCTGACGCAATTAAATCGGCCTTGTTCCCTGTTGGCGCAATCTACACGGCGATAGTGTCAACCAACCCCGGAACGCTGCTTGGCTTTGGCACCTGGACGGCCTTTGGCGCGGGGCGCGTCATGGTTGGCTTTGACTCCGGCAACGCCTTGTTCGACACCGCTGAAGAGACTGGCGGTAGCGCAAACGCAGTCACTGTCAGCCACACGCACACGGGTACTACGGATTCCGGCGGTAGCCACCAACACGAATGCGGCACGGGTGTTCAAAGTCTTGGCGCAGCGTTTGGACGCGGCAGCACCACGACAAGCTATCGCATTGACCTTGTAGCCACCACAGACAATACGCCTTACACCTCGACGGCTGGCTCGCATACGCATACCTTTACGACTGATAGCACCGGCTCGTCTGGCACCAACGCCAACTACCAGCCGTACATCACTGTATATATGTGGAAGCGGACTGCGTGAAGACGCCGGTGGTTGCTAGCGATGACTACACTTTGTATCTTGAAGATTACAACGGGTTTGAGTTCATCCACTGCGACTGCCGACGCTGGACGAATGAGGTAAGAAAGCGGATGTTAGACGATCTTGTGAAGTTGCAGACGGATGACTTGTACGCCATCCACGAGATCGAAGACAGGAAGCACGCGAAGTTTTTGAAGTTGTTCGGTTTTAAGTTTTTGGAAGATTTTGTCGGCGCTGACGGTAAGGCCCGACAGACATATGTCAGGAGAGCATGATGGGCATTGAAGCAGCAATCATTGGGGGAGGCCTTCTCGGAGGCGCGATGCAAGGCAGCTCTGCTCGCCGTGCGGCGCAGATTCAAGCGGACGCGCAGCGGGAAGCCGCGCAAATGGCCGCTGAAGAGTCGCGCTTTCGCCCTGTAGGCATCACGACGCGCTTTGGCCAGTCGAACTTCCAGTACGGCCCGGAAGGACGTGTAACTGGCGCTGGCTACGAACTCGCCCCCGAGTTCCAGGCGTATCAGAATCGTCTGCTGGGTCTGGCTGGCCAAGGTCTTAGCCAAGCCGAGATGGCACCTGGAGTTCTTGCACCGCTGACCGGCGCAGGCGCAAGCCTGTTCGGCTTGGGCCAGCAGTATCTGGCCGAGACGCCCGAGCAAGTTGCGGCCAAGTACATGGCGGGTCAACAAAACCTGCTGGCCCCCAGCCGCGAGCGTCAATACGCCCAGTTGCAGAACCAGTTGTTCCAGACGGGCCGTGGCGGTCTGTCTGTTGGCGCAACCGGCATGCGCCCTGGTGGCGGTGCGGGTCTGGGCGCAACCAACCCCGAGCTGGAGGCGTATTACAACGCCATCGCACAGCAAGACGCTGCTCTGGCCGCTCAAGCCCAGCAAGCGGGTCAGCAACAACTAGCGTTTGGCACGGGCCTGTTTGGCACCGGCGCGCAACTATACGACCTGTACGGTCGTGGCCAAGTCGGCGCTCTGGCTCCTTACCAAGCCTATCTGGGCGGCGCGACGGGTCTTGAGGCGCTTGGTCAGCAGCCGCTTGAGCTGGGGTCGGCTCTGGGCGGTCGGATCGCCAATCCGACGGGTGCGAATGCGCTGTATGGTGGCGGCTTGAAAGCGGCGGAGTCGATGTACAAAGCGGATGCCTATAACCCGTTTGCTACCGCGTTGACCTCGTTTACGTCTAATCCGGCAGCAGCACGCAATCTGCAAAGTATGTTCGGTGGGACGCCGATTGTCAGCGGTGTGGGGCCAGGAGCCGGTCTTGGCGGATTTGGCGACGTAGGCTACTCATACATTTGAGGGATAAAACATGGCAACCGATATCGTCCAATTATTGTTTGGCGTGACGCCAGAGATGTACGAGCAGCAGCAAGCTGCGGCGGCGGATAAGCGAGCTTTGGCGCTTGCACAACTTGATCCGATGCAACGCGCTGAGTTCAACATCGGGCGCAGTGCTTACCAACTCGCCGGCGCGTTGGGTGGGCCTGATCCTGAGTTGCAGCGGATTAGCGCTCGTCAATCCATCGCTAAGCAGATTGACTTTAACGACCCGGCGTCAATCCAGCAAGCTATCACAACGCTCCAACAGTCTGGCGATATTACTGGTGCGATGCAACTGATGCAAGTTGCTGATCAAGCAACGCAGCGTCAAGCACTTAGTGCAGAGCGCGAACAAAAAGCTCGTCAACTTCGCCAAACGCAATTGGCTGAAGAAGTTGCTCGTGGTGCTTATCGGCCTGGTGAGGCGGCATACATACCTGAAGGTCGCGCACTGCGTGATGATGAAGGCAATCTCATGCCTGGCGCTGTTGCGACTCAACCGAGCTACGACGTTCGCCGCGTTGCTCCTCAACTTCAGGCTCTTGGGCCTGCTGGCATTGCTCAGTTGAAATCAATGGCAGAAGGAACTGCTGCGCTTCGGAAACTTGGTGTTGGCGCTCAGGAGGAAAACCCATTCACTCAGTTCTTGGCGGATCAAACTATTCCGAAGAACGTGCAATCCTACGCACAGCAACTTTCTAGGTCGTTCACTACTGGGGCTCTTGATCCTGAAAAAGTGGATGCAAAGGTAAAAGAAGTTGCCGATATGGCACAAAGAGCGCAACAATTTGAGCAAAATCAATCTCAAATCAAAGCAAACCAAGACACTATGGCAGCATTGCGTAGTCAAGGTCTTGAGAACTCTCGACAAGCTCTTAACATCCAGCAGCAGAATGCTACGCTTGCCGCACAGAATGCGGCGTTCAATCAGCAAATGAGACAAGCTGAAATTGACCGCAAGGCAGAAGAGCGCAAGAACAAGCCGTTGCCTTCGTATCTGGCGAAGGAAGAAGAAGCTGATTTCACGGCAGCAAAAGCTGCCAGCGATCTCGCTACCGATGCGTATGGCTACTTAAACCGAATCAAGCTAGGAGAGATCCCATTTGGCGTAAAAGAGAAAGCCAGCATTCGCGCTCGTCAATTGATCGGTTCAAGCGCCCCAGATGTTGTCGCTCGTGAAGCCTACGATAAGTTTGTTACCAACCTTGTCAATGAGAGTTTGCGCCTGAACAAAGGAACGCAGACCGAAGGCGACGCAATCCGAGAAGCCAAGGCTCTTCAAAGTTCTGAGTCTAAGGAGGCTGCTGCTGCATCAATGAAACGCCTGGTGGAAATCAACACTCGTCGGGCGCAAAATGCGGCAGATGAGGTGCTTCGTCGCAGGAAAAATGCTGGTTTCTCAGAACCTGCAACTCTTGTTCAAGTCCCTACGTTTGATGTCCAAATCATCAACAATGCGGAATACAGCAGTTTCCTGAAGAATCCGAAGTATCCTTCTGGAACAGTTTTTGTTGACCCCGATGGCGTGAGAAGGGTGAAACCATAATGGCTGACTACAAAAATGCTCCTTTGGCTGACCAACCGGCAGTAGGCCCCTCTGCCACTGAGCGGGCTTTGGGTGTTGATTTACGCACGCCTTACTCTGGCCCCGCAGAAGCTGCTCGGGCGGTTGGAGGCGCTGTAGCGTTTGGCTTTTTAGATGAGCTGGAAGCCGCACTGAGAACTGGTGCGATTAGCGGCCCCGAGTACGAGCGCCAGCGCAATCTGTTGCGAGCACAGCAGAAACAGTTTGGCGAAGATATGCCAATCACCCAAGGGGCTTTGGAGCTTGGCGGGAGCGTGCTTGTCCCGTTTGGAGCGGCCAGACAAGTTACCCGCTTGGCTCCTAAAACGCAAACTGCAATCCTGGGCGAGACTACCCTAGGCCAAGCTGGTCGAGGGCTTGCTGTTGGAACCGGAACTGGTGCGCTCTCAGGTGCTGGTGCCGCAGAAAAAGATGTTGCAACAGCAGCAATCACAAGCGGTGCGTTTGGTGGCTTGCTTGGCAGTACTGCTCCAATCATTATCAGCAAGGCTGGCACGACGATTAAGAACGTGCTCAATTCTGCCGGTATTGGAGATCAAGAAACCGCAGCATCCAAGATGCTGGCGAGCTATCTCAAGAAAGACAACCTGTCCCCGACGGAAGCCCAGCAAGCCCTGGATGAACTGCGTCGAATTGGCGTTCCCAACCCTGTCATTGCAGACCTGGGCAAAAGCCTGAACGATCTGGCATATAGCGCCTATGTTGTTCAGTCGAAGGCCAAGGGAGGAACCGAATCGTTCCTGACCAGCCGGATGATTGATCAGCCCAATGACATCGTGCGCGGCTTGGTGGAGAAAGCAGGTCTTGCCAAGAACGTCAACGGTTTTGAATACTTGGAAGCTCTGACAGCCAAACAGAAAAGTCTGGCTGATGAGGCGTATCCCAAGGCCTACAGCTTGGCGATTGACGCCGTTCCGTTCAGGAAGTACGTTGATCGTCCGGTCTTCGTGAAGGCTTACGACGAGGCGGTAAAACGCGCTGGCGTCTATGGAGAGACGCTCCCGCCACTTAGCGAGATTCGCAACGCACAATCAGTTCCTACTGACATTCTGCACAAGATCAAGATCGGCCTTGACCGTGTTGTTGATGCTGAAACCGACACCGTAACCGGGAAAATGTCCGGTTATGGGCGCGATGTTGTTCGCGTCAAAGATGAGTTCAACGATTTGATTAAGTCATTGAATCCTGAATACAGGCGAGCAAACGCAGAGTTTGCCGACGAAGAGCGCATTAGAAAAGCGTTCAAGATGGGCCAGGACTATCAAAAACTTGACGTTGCAGAAGCCGCAGCGAAGATCAAGAAACTCAACCCAGACGAAAAAGAAGCGTTCCGTCTTGGCGTCATGGCTGATGTGAACAACCGCCTCGGAGACTTTAAGGGTGGAGATTTCACCCGGCAGATCTTCAAGTCGGAAAACCAGAAACTGCTGCTGCGTAATGCGTTCCCTGATCAAGACTCATACAACGAGTTTTCTCAATTTGTGAAGGCCTTGGGTCAGCAAACAACTACGCAGCGCCGAGTCCTTAGCGGTTCTCGCACGGATGAAAACAAAGCCGTTAGGGAAGAGGCGAGCATGCTGGGCACGATTGGACAAGCAGCCGCCACAGGCGATCCTCTGAGCATGCTCCGTGCTGGTGGAACGGCTCTGCTGGCTAGGGCTAAAGGCATCAGCGGTGAAACGTCAGAGGCTTTGCAAAAGCGCTTGTTCACCACTGACACCATTGAGCAGACGGCGATCTTGCAAGAGCTGAATCGTCGAGCAAGGAAAGCACAGGGTGCCGGTTTGCTGGGTGGGGCTGCGGTTCTTGGCACCAGCACCGGGCTTCTTAGCGATTAATTGATTTGGAGCAAACATGGAATGGCTCAAACAGATTGCCCCCACCATCGCTACAGCGCTCGGTGGCCCGCTGGCTGGCATGGCTGTCTCAGCCATCTCCAAGGCCATTGGCGTCGATGAGAAAGATGTCGGTGACCTGATCAACAACAACAAATTGACGGCTGGCCAGATCGCCCAGGTCAAGCTGGCCGAGATCGAACTTCAGAAGCAGGCTAACGAGCTGGGCCTGAACTTTGAGGCGTTGGCTGTGGACGACAGGAAGAGCGCCCGCGAGATGCAGGCGACGACCCGCTCTATCGTCCCGCCTTTGTTGGCGGCGTCGGTGACGCTCGGTTTCTTCTCCATCCTTGGCGGCATGATGTTTGGCAAGATGTCGGTAGCTGACAACACGGCCCTGACGATGATGCTCGGCTCGCTGGGCACCGCCTGGACAGGCATCATTGCGTATTATTTTGGTTCTAGTGCTGGCTCGCAGGCCAAGACTGAAATGCTTGGAAAGTCCCCGAAATGAAAGAGAACTTCGATCAAGCCCTGGAAGCCATCCTCCACCACGAAGGCGGCTTCGTTAACCACCCCAAAGACCCTGGCGGCATGACCAATCTAGGCGTCACCAAGCGCGTCTGGGAAGAGTGGGTCGGCCACGAGGTGGACGAGAAGGCCATGCGTGCGCTGACGCCTGAGATCGTCGCTCCGATGTACAAAGCCAAGTATTGGGACAAAATCCGAGGCGATGAGCTTCCCACTGGCGTGGACTACGCCGTGTTTGACGCCGCCATCAACTCAGGCCCAGGCCGCGCTTCCAAGTGGCTCCAGACGACCGTAGGCGCTGTCCCCGATGGCGCAATCGGCGCGGGTACGCTGGCCAAGGTGGGCGCGATGGACGCTGAAGACATAGTCGAAAAGTATCAATCGACTCGGCTGGCCTTCATGCAGTCCCTGCCAACTTGGGATACCTTCGGAAAAGGCTGGGGTCGCCGTGTCACTGAAGTGAAAGATGCTGCGCTGAAAATGGTGTGATATGCCAAACAAGCCCAACGAGCAGCAGGCCAAAGACTTCGACGGGTTTATCCAGCACTGGCAGCGAGTTCTCAATCTTCAGGACTGGCGCATTGAGCGCGGTGCTAAGTCCGCCCGAGGTGCGATGGCCTCTGTCGAGTGTGATAGTCCTGCCCGTTTAGCCATTTACCGATTAGGTGACTTTGGCGCAGAGGCGATCACTGCGTCTTCGCTGTCGCACACGGCGCTGCACGAGACGTTGCACGTTTTTCTGTACGAGTTGATCCAGGCGGCGCAAGACCCCAAGGCCACGCCAGAGCAGCTCGACAGCGCCGAGCACCGCGTGATCAATGTGCTAGAGCGCGTATTAGGTTCAACGCATGGCAAATAAAACGGTTAGCGATGAGGAATTCATCGAGATGTGGCGAACGCTGAAGTCAGCGGCCACGATCTCCCATAAGCTGAACATACAAGAGCGTGCCGTCCACTCGCGCCGTCGTCGCATTGAGACTAAATACGCGATCAAGCTAGTGGCCAAAGACTTCAGAACCGATCTGTGGAAGCACCGCCAGACGGCGCATGAGCACGCCGCTCGCCACCATCTAGGTATCGAAAATGGTACGGTGATCGTCTTCTCGGATGCACACTTCTGGCCCGGTATTCGCAGCACCGCATTTAAGGGTCTGCTGTGGGCGATAAGTGAACTAAAACCGAAGGCTGTAATAAATAATGGCGACGCTTTTGACGGCGCCGCGATCAGTAGATTCCCTAGGGTGGGGTGGGATTCAAAGCCCAGCGTCGTGCAGGAACTCAAAGCCTGCGAGATGTACCTTGGCGAGATCGACGACGAGGCAAAGCGGGCGTATAGCAAAGCTAAACTCATCTGGGCGCTGGGCAACCACGACGCTCGCTTTGAGAACCGCCTAGCCAATACTGTTCCCGAGTTCATGCACGTCGGCGGGTTTAAGCTGAAGGATCATTTTCCGGCATGGATTCCCTGCTGGAGCTGCTGGCCGACTGAGGACGTAGTGGTCAAACACCGCATGAAGGGAGGCGTTCATGCCACGCATAACAACACCGTCAACGCTGGTAAGACCATCGTGACGGGGCACCTGCACTCGCTAAAGGTGACGCCGTTCTCCGACTACAATGGCGAGCGCTTCGGTGTGGACACGGGCACGCTGGCTGACCCTGATGGGCCGCAGTTTGTCGATTACCTCGAGGACAATCCGACCAACTGGCGTTCCGGATTCGCCGTGCTCACATTCCATAATGGCCGGCTTCTCTGGCCCGAGCTGGTTCACGCCCTAGCACCCGGTGCTATACAGTTTCGGGGGCAGGTTGTTGATGTGAGCAAGCTGTGAGTCCGTGGCTCATCATCCTCACAGGTGTGATCTACGGCTACATCGCCGTAGAGCAAGCGCTCAAAGGTAACCCAAGCATGACGATCGTCTATGCCGGGTATGCCTTCTCAAACGTGGGCCTGTACCTGCTGGCGCGCTGACTTCATGTGCTGGAGCGCTTGGTAAACCAGCCGCGCCTCGGTAATCGCCTCCAAGGCGTGTTCCATCGCATCATCTAGCCGACTCTCGATGGCAGCGTTGTGGAGGTCTTTGAGGGCCTTCTCGGCCATCATGCAGGGGTAGGAATAGTCGATCATGCGCGGGAGTAGTAGTGGAAGACTCGCACCTTGGTGCTGACGCCAGGGATGTGGCCGATGTCACGGCCTTCTTTGCGGGCGTTCTCGACGACCTCAGTCTGGCGCATGGATAGTAGCGCACCGTTCTCCTGGGCGAAGATCGACGGGCGAGGGTCGTCCATCCAATGGAAGGGGCTATTGGGCGGGCATTTGCAGGTTCGTTTCATTTGTTTCTCCGGCTCTCGGGTCGAGGGCAGTTAGGTGGTGGGACGACGACGCACCAGACGGCTGTGACATGGTTGTTCACCTTTATCCAGCGGTCAATGTAGGCGTCGGGGAACTTGTTAAGCATCCGGTGGATGTGCGAGGTGTCGGTGCCAACGGCTTCGGCCAGTTGTTTGACGGTCATGCCGTCACCAGCGCGAAGCAGATCGCGCACTAGCTTTATTCTTACGCCCATAGCAAAAAAGCGATAACTACCATTGCAGGAATACCCCAGAACGTCACATTCTGGCGTAGCTCAGGATCTAGCGCCAGCGGGATCATCGCCAGCATGGAGACGAAGAGGATCAGGAGGGCGAAGACTAGGATCACAGCAGCGCCTCCGGCATGTCGTCAGGATAAGTGCCGCTCTTAGGAAAAGGCCACTGGTTTCGCAACCGTTGCAGCTCCTCCTCCTGCTTCTGGAGCTTGGCGTAGGCTTCTTTGGCGAACTTCACCAAGTTCTCGTGTTCCCACGACTCAAAGTACGGGCCGGTCATTTGATCAGATCCTCTTTCAACTCCCTGATTTGCTCGCGCAGCTTGTTCATTTCACCAGTCCAGTAGGAGCGAGCTGTGCGCTCGCCAGCCACCCAGCCAGCCATAGCGCCTTGCGTTGCCGCCTTGCGAACTAGGCGCACAACGTCATCGGTGGAGAGCATTCCGATAGAGTTTTTCGGAGGTGCCATCTCCGCGACGATCTTGTCAATCTCGGCGTTGAGTTTGTCGTGCATCACAGCCACCCCGCCAGAATTGCAAGCAACAGGCCGAACAAGATGATGCCGCACAGGCCGGTGATGACCTTGTCGGCCAGACCGAACTCGCTGGGTTTTTCGTAGATGCCGCCTCGGGCGTAGGGGCCGAAGGCCTCCTCGAGAGTGCGGGGATGGCGTTTGGTGGTTTGCATTTTGTGGTCTCCAGGTGAAGGCCCCGAAGGGCCGGATTTTTAAGCTATGGGCGTCAGACGAGCAGCCGTAATAATCCAAGACTTAAGAGCGCGCTGCGAGTCT